TGAGCTTGATCTGTGCTTCCTTTTATAAGATTTCTATCTTGATGCCATTTAATGACTTTATCAATTAATTTAATCATTGTAGTCCCTTTCAATTATCATTTCTAAAAAGTGTATTGCTTTCAAGATGTCTTGTTTCTTTCCTTTATCACGATGTCTGATTATATATTTAATAGCACACCCTTCCGGGTATAGCAACTCATTCTCTACTACAAACTTACTTGGCTGTATCTTATACTTTTGATAGTGATCGCCACCATGCTGTTTATCCCAAACCTTCGATTTCATAACCTTGATCCTCCTTTTTTGCTGCCATGATATATAGGTTTTGTTTTGTACGTGTTACACCCACATACCAAACCCTATGTTCTTCATCAAACTTCTCTATACTTTTTTCTGATGCTTCTCTTATTGTTTTTGTATTGTCTAAAATTAATAAAACATTATCTGCTTCACCACCTTTTGCTGCATGTATTGTAGATAGTTTTACTCTTGCATCTTTAGATAGTTTCTCACCCATGCTTAACATCTCACGTATGTATAAACACTCTTCATAATCTACCTGGAATGCATCAAACCATTCTATATCTTTTGAAAAAGAAAGATCTGTTAAATCATACATCTTCTCTTCTGTTGGTTTTAAATTACTACCTGAACATTCTAAAATATCTTTTACTTCTGACAGAGATAACAGCTCACCTTTTTGCCAACGTATGTAGTTTAGAATAGTTCTAAACAAAGATACCTTGTAACTCTTACGACCTTTGTATTGAAAATAGATACCTCTATCTTTTAATGATGGCATCAGCTTTGATAATCTGTCATTGTATCTTGCAAGAACTAACCAACTCCCCTCATGAAGAGGCGCATCTTCTATACTCATTATGTAATTTACTGTGCCTGGTTCTTTTCTAGCTTTCCAATTTTTTAATACTCTTCTATTACCTGGAATTAGATCTAATATTTTATCTGCAACGCCTTGTACGGTTTGTGGGACTCTGTAAGATTGTGGCAAAATTATGTCTTTTCTTGAAATTTCTTGCTGAAATTTTTTTACATTTGCCCCTGCCCAGCCATAAATAGCTTGATCATCATCGCCTGCTAGTATAACATATTTGGAATTTTTCCTTATAATATCTACCATTTTCCATTGTATCGGTGATAAATCCTGTGCTTCGTCCACAAAAACTACGTCAAATTTAGGACACAATTTGGACACATTAAATCTTTCAATCATGTCGGTAAAATCCACCAACTTGTATGAGTCTTTGTAGTTTTGTAATTCGTCTGAGATAATTTTTAACAATTGTTTATCCATATCTTGCGAGTACATATCTGTATTGTATTCGTCCATTATGGGTATTTCTTTAATCCTAGCCGCATTGATAAGATTAAAATACTCACTGCTAGAGTCTACAAATCCGGTAGTCTCTTGGCCGTTAGAATAAACTGTCATTTGTATTCCTAGTCTTCTACCAATATCTTCATAGTGTTCCTCTTGTAATACTTCTGATTTTTTTAATCCGAGTCTTGTAAATGCAAGAGAGTGTAATGTTCTAAAATATTTTAAATCTTTTCTTTGAAAAGCTGTGTGATAGTCCAGCATTCTATCAATAGCTTCGTTTGCAGCTTTGGTTGTAAATGCAAAATATCCTATCTTATCTATGGGTGTTCCTAGTTTTAAAAATGTTTTTACATATTTTAATAACTTAGTTGTTTTCCCTGTGCCCGGAGGCCCGAATAGTTTTCTACTGATCACATTATCTCCGTTTTATGTACCAGTTTGGTATGGTGTATTGGTACTTCTTCAAATGATTTTATATTTATCTGCACTACATTTTTTGTAGATGAATTATATTTACCTGATTCTTTAGACGGAAATCTTTTTTGTTCTAAGAATTGTATCTCACAATCTTTATATATAACCTGCATCATACGTCCTGTTTTATCTTCACTGTGTTTCCAGTTTTTAGATTTTAACTTATCAAAAAATTTATCAAACTTAAAAAATGCTAGATCATTCTCTATTAATACAGATCCAGTTTTAAATGCTGCATCACTGCTAGCCCTAGGTCCATTTATTTTAGCATGTATCACATCATGTAGTTTTTCTTTTGGTGATGTACCTATCGGTGGGTGTACTACTTTTTGTGTAAGATATAATGCATCCATTACTGCTTGTTCTTGATCACCTTTGATAAGTGGTGGTAAGAATCCTGCAGCTTTTGATATCGAGTTACGTCTCTTACGTTGATCATTTAAATGTTCAACGGATCTACAATGCACTGTTGCTGTGCTGATACCATCTGGTTTTGTTACATCAAATTCGTATTCTGGTTCTGGATCTAAATCTATCTTTTTTAAATTAGTAAGCACAGGGTATGCACCTTTTGATCCTGCCAAGACTCCATATTTTTTCTTAACACAAATACCTTTTTTACAATACTCACTGATAGGACTCTGTGTACATGTATAACCTTTTGTACTCTTGTTCCATGATTTTACTTTTTGATTTAAAAATTTTTGATCCCATGCATTTGCATGTTCGCCTGCAAAATATTTTACTGGTGCATTCATAACTTTTTGTTGCCAGTTATCTGCAAACTTCATCTTTGCAAACACATGATAATTATACATAAACCTATCCTTGCCATCAAACGCAGGATCATTTGTAATTTTAGAAAGTATTGCTAGACACGGTGGTCCATCTTTAAAATCTTCGTCGACATCTTGCATGTCTTGTTCTTCTATTGATTCTGTAATTCCTTTCAGTCTTTCTTTGTCTACCAGGTTTACTTGTATGACCTGCATAAACTGGTCCAGAGTAAACTTGGTGCCGTCTGCATTCAATGCTTGCCGTTGATTGCCACCCAGATAAGGTAGATTTATAAATTGACCTGGACGTAGCTGTCCGGTCTCAGTATCTTTTGTTAGCTGTGTTTGCTTTGGAAATATTTCACAATCTGATTTTAGTTTAAATAGTGGTAGTAAGTTACTTAGAAACGATCTTACAGATTTTGCATCTGTAAAATTTTTCATAAATAAAAATAAATGTAAGCCACCACTTTT